ACTGTACCTGAAGTACCTGTTGAACCTGAAGAACCAGATGTTTTACTTGAACCAGATGCCCCTGAAATACCAGAAGTACCTGTAGATGCTGATGTACCTGAAGTGCCTGATGTTTGGCTTGCACCTGAAGAACCTGTAGAACCACTTGTACCTGAAGTACCTGAATTTCCTGAAGTTCTTGATGCTCCTGTTGTACCTGATGTACCTGAAGAACCTGATGTTCCTGATTTTCCTGATGTACGAGAAGCACCTGTTGTTCCTGCAGTTCCTGAAGAACCTGATGTACCACTTTCACCTGAAGAACCTGAAGCACCTACTGTACCTGAAGTACCTGTTGAACCTGAAGAACCAGATGTTTTACTTGAACCAGATGCCCCTGAAATACCAGAAGTACCTGTTGAACCTGATGTACCTGACTTTCCGGAAGTACCATTAGCACCTGAAGATCCTCCTGAACCTGAAGTACCTGATTCTCCTGAAGAACCACTTGCACCTACTGTACCTGAAGTACCTGTAGAACCACTTGTACCACTTGTTTTACTTGAACCTGCAGCACCTGCTATACCACTTGTACCTGTAGATCCTGATGTACCCGCTGTACCTGAAGTACCTCCTACACCTGAAGAACCTGATGTACCACTTTCACCTGAAGAACCTGAAGCACCTACTGTACCTGAAGTACCTGTTGAACCTGATGTACCTGAAGTAGCACTTCCACCTGCAACACCTGCTATACCTGAAGTACCTGTTGAACCACTTGTACCTGAAGTACCTGAAGTACCTCCTACACCTGAAGAACCTGAAGTGCCTGATTCACCTGAAGAACCACTTGCACCTACTGTACCACTTGTACCAGTTGAACCTGAAGTACCTGATGTTTTACTTGATCCTGCAGCACCTGCTATACCTGAAGTACCTGTAGAACCACTTGTACCAGAAGTACCTGCTGTACCTCCTACACCTGAAGAACCTCCTGAACCTGATGTGCCTGATTCTCCTGAAGAACCTGAAGCACCCCCTGTACCTGAAGTACCTGTTGAACCTGATGTTTTACTTAATCCTGAAGCTCCTGCTATACCAGAAGTACCTGTAGATCCTGATGTACCTGAAGTACCTGCTGTACCACCTATACCTGAAGATCCTCCTGAACCTGATGTGCCACTTTCACCTGAAGAACCTGAAGCACCTATTGTACCCGAAGTACCAGTTGAACCTGATGTTTTACTTAAACCTGAAGCTCCTGAAATACCACTTGTACCTGTTGAGCCACTTGTACCAGAAGTACCTGAAGTACCTCCTACACCTGAAGATCCTCCTGAACCTGAAGTACCTGATTCTCCTGAAGAACCACTTGCACCTATTGTACCACTTGTACCAGTTGAACCTGATGTTTTACTTGAACCTGAAGCTCCACTTATACCTGAAGTACCATTTGAACCTGAAGTACCTGATGTAAATGATGTTCCTGATGAACCTGAAGTACTTCCTGAAGTACCAGATGTTCCTGATTCTCCTGAAGAACCACTTGCACCTACTGTACCTGAAGTACCTGTTGAACCTGAAGTACCTGATGTATTTGATATACCTCCAGCACCAGCTGAGCCTGAAGAACCTGAAGTTGTTGAATTACCTTGAGTACCTGATGTACCTGAATTACCATTAGAACCTGATGTGCCCCCTATACCTGAAGAACCTGAGGTTCTACTTAAACCTGCAGTACCTGATGTTCCTGAAGTTCCAGAAGTTACATTACCTCCTGATGAACCTGATGTACCATTTGATCCACCACCACCTCCAGATCCTCCTATAACTGAAACTACACGACCATCTTTATCAGTAGCTAAAACTCTATCTGTTCCTGGATCTGAAGTAGAACCTGTAGGGACACTTAAAAGGAACAAATCTTGTTTAAAAACTGATTGTCCTGGTGAATCTCGTCTACTGGAAAATTTTCTCTTTTCAGCCATTTAAGGTCAATTGATTTATTTTATGGTGATAAATATTAAAATAAGAAAGGGCGTTAGCCCCTCCAAATCTTATTTAAGAATAAAAAATTATTTTTTAGTAGATTTTTTAAGGAGTTTTTTTCTTAATTCTTCATTACTTATAAAGGTTGATTGTGAAAATTCTTCTAAAGTTAATCTTATAACTGGTTTACCACTAGTTTTTATTTTTTCTTCTATTTCAGGTGTTGATTTTATCATATTATTTTTATTTTTTATTAAGCCAAGTTAGGGTTCAACCCAAATAAAATCCCCATCATAGAGGGTACTTGTACTACCATTTCCCCAATCTAAAGTGATATAGTTTTCATTTAAATTAATTACTGGTAATTCATTTTCTGTTAGACTACCAGTATAATATTGTTGAAGGATAGAACCATTATACCCCCAAACATCCATATCTTCTTCTTCAAATTGAATAAGAGAACCACTATTTAAATTTGTTAAAACTCCCATAATTAAACTCCGTAATATGATCTTGTTGCATCTTTTAAATCTATCATATTTGCTGATGGTTGATCTGTATTAAATACATACCACCCTCCATAAATACCCATCCATTCTCTAGCTCCTGCTGCCATAGGGGATACTGTCCAAGGATCTTCACTTTGATAATCTAATGAACCTCCGGTTCCAGATAAAAAACTAGCACCTGCTTGCCAACCATTCTGTATGTTCCAAATGTACATATAATTAGAGGTAGTTCCAATAGTAGTACTATTATCTTTACCTTGCCAAACTACAAAATTCCATGCACTTAGTTCTACAGTACCAGAAGATTGAAAAGTCCTTCTATTAGTAGAACTAGTACCACCACCATCTCCTCGTAAGACTCTTATGCGATTTGATGTAGTAACATCCATTCTATAACCCCTATAATCTCTAACCCCTCCATGAGGTATATCATTTCCTAAAACTGATGTTTGACCAGAACCATTCTCATTAAAGAAAAGCCAACCACACATTACCATAGTTCCACTTTGTCCTTGTTTATAAGATTCCCCTGCGGAAACTGGATCATATTGACCATAAGCAAATGAACCTAAACCTGGATAATCCCAAGTGTTTGTTGGGGTGCCTGGATTACCCCCATTATTGGTATAGGGAACTCCCCCACCATTAACTCCAAAATAATCAGGGTTAAGATCTTGATATGTTTCAGCATCTGCTGTAACTGGGGGTGAAAAACGGAATGTCATAGCATCATGATCATAATTTTGCCAAGAACTCATATTAACTTGAGTCCCGGAACCACCAACAGTAGCAAATGAGGGAGTACCTGAGTAGTCGTTATGCCCATATTGGGCTTGTCCTAAAGAAACGTTGTTTTGGTTAAACTGTTTTCCCATTTCTTTATAAAGACCATTATTAGTAGCATCACCTCTTAAAAATAAATCCGTTGTTCCTAAAGGCATTATTTATTATCTATTTTAGTATTTAATTCTTTAATAGCTTCAATTAACAGTGCTACTAATTTTTCGTATTTAACTGCTTTATACCCATTATCTCTAGTATTTACTAATTCAGGTAATACTTTTTCAATTTCTTGGGCAATAACTCCAACATCATGTCCTGTATATGAAGATTGTTTATTATTCCAATCAAACTCATACCCACCAATTTGGTTAAGTTTTTCTAATGAATTGGTAATAGGAGTTACATTATCTTTAAATCTTCTATCTGATGAATAGAATGCAATAATATCACCTGTTGCTCTTAATTCACCACTAACTGTCATTACGTTAGTAGTATTATTAACTGTAACAAAACTAACTGATGATACTTGAGTTGCCGAATCGGTTTTAACTAAGAAATCTGGGGAGTTTGCAAATGCACCACCACTAATACCACTTGTACCATTTATACTTGTACCTGAAGTTCCTGCAACACCTGTTGTACCTGAAGTACCATTATTTCCGCTTTGTCCATTTGTACCTGCGTTACCTGAAGAACCGTTTGTACCTGATGTACCTGAAGTACGGCTTACACCATTTACACCATGATTACCTGCAGTACCATTTGTACCTGATGTACCTGATGTACCTGAAGTAAAGGATCCTGAACCACTTGTTCCTTTTACCCCTGTAGTACCAGAAGTTCCTGAAGTTCCTGAAGTTCCTGTAGTTTTACTTGCACCTGAAGTACCTGCTGTTGATCCAGTTGTTCCTGAAGTACCATTTTTACCTGAGGTACCTGAAGTTTTGCTTTGTCCTGAGGTACCTGCTGTACCACTTGTACCTGATGTAAATGATCCTGAACCACTTACACCATTATTACCTGAAGTACCGTTTGTACCTGATGTACCTGAAGTTCGACTTGCACCTGAAGCCCCCTTATTACCTGTAGTACCATTTGAACCTGAAGTACCTGAAGTACCTGAAGTTTTATTAGCTGCTCCACTAGTAGCATTAACCCCGGTAGTTCCTGAATTTCCTGAAGTACCTGAAGTACCTGAGGTTTTACTTTGTCCTGAAGTACCGTTTGTAGCACCTGTAGTACCTGAAGTACCATTTTTACCTGAAGTACCATTAGTACGGCTTACACCCGAAGTACCTGCAGTACCACTTGTACCTGATGTAAATGCTCCTGAACCACTTTGTCCTGCTGCTCCATTATTACCTGTTGTACCCGAAGTACCATTTGTACCTGAAGTTTTGCTTAAACCTGAACCTCCTGCATTACCTGTTGTACCTGAAGTACCGTTTGTACCTGAAGTTTTACTTAGACCTGAACCTCCTGCATTACCTGAAGTACCTGAATTACCTGTTGTACCACTAGTACCATTAGTACCACTTGTTTTACTTAAACCTGATTGACCAGCTGCTCCAGCATTACCTGTAGTTCCGTTTGAACCATTAGTACCTGAAGTTTTGCTTACACCACTTTGTCCTGCTGCTCCAGCAGCACCTGTTGAACCATTTGTACCATTAGTACCTGAAGTTTTACTTGCTCCACTTTGACCAGCATTACCATTATTACCTGTAGTACCTGAAGTACCATTAGTTCCACTTGTTTTGCTTAAGCCTGAACCTCCTGCATTACCTGTTGTACCACTAGTACCATTTGTACCACTTGTTTTACTTAAGCCTGATTGACCAGCGTTTCCTGCAGCACCTGTTGTACCATTTGAACCATTAGTTCCAGAGGTTTTACTTGCTCCTGATTGACCTGCATTACCATTATTACCTGTTGAACCATTTGTACCATTTGTACCTGAGGTTTTACTTAAACCTGATTGACCAGCTGCTCCAGTATTTCCAGTTGTACCTGAAGTACCATTTGTACCACTTGTTTTACTTAAACCTGAACCTCCTGCGTTACCTGAAGTACCTGAGTTACCTGTAGTACCTGATGTACCATTTGTACCTGAAGTTTTACTTACCCCACTTTGACCAGCATTACCTGCTGCTCCTGTAGTACCATTTGAACCATTAGTTCCTGAGGTTTTACTTGCACCACTTTGTCCTGCTACTCCAGCTGCTCCTGTTGAACCATTTGTACCATTAGTACCTGAGGTTTTGCTTAAACCTGATTGACCAGCATTTCCATTATTACCTGTTGTACCTGAAGTACCATTTGTACCTGAGGTTTTGCTTAAACCTGAACCACCAGCATTACCTGAAGTACCTGAGTTACCTGTAGTACCTGAGGTACCGTTTGTACCACTAGTTTTACTTAAACCTGATTGACCAGCGTTTCCAGCTGCTCCTGTAGTACCATTTGAACCATTAGTTCCTGAAGTAGCACTTGCTCCTGATTGACCAGCATTTCCATTATTTCCTGTTGAACCTGAAGTACCGTTTGTACCTGAGGTTTTGCTTAATCCACTTTGTCCTGCGTTACCTGAAGTACCTGAGTTACCTGTAGTACCTGAGGTACCATTTGTACCTGATGTTTTGCTTAAACCTGATTGACCAGCATTTCCAGCTGCGCCTGTAGTTCCGTTTGAACCATTTGTACCTGATGTAGCACTTAATCCACTTTGCCCTGCGTTACCTGCAGCACCTGTTGTACCATTTGAACCATTTGTACCTGAAGTAGCACTAACACCTGATTGACCTGCATTACCATTATTTCCATTTGAACCATTAGTACCTGAAGTACCTGAGGTTTTACTTAATCCACTTTGTCCAGCATTTCCTGAAGCACCTGTTGAACCTGAAGTACCATTTGTACCTGATGTTTTACTTAAACCTGATTGACCAGCATTTCCATTATTTCCAGTAGTACCATTTGAACCATTAGTTCCTGAAGTAGCACTTAAACCACTTTCTCCTGCTACACCTGCATTACCAGTTGAACCTGAAGTACCACTAGTTCCTGATGTTTTACTTTCACCACCTTGACCTGCATTTCCTGATGAACCCGTGGTACCAGATGTACCACTTGTAGCACTAGATTCACTTTCACCAGCTTCACCTGCTGAACCTGTTGTTCCTGAAGAACCACTAGTTCCTGATGTTTTACTTAAATTACTTGCTCCAGCATCTCCTGCTGAACCTGTTGTACCTGATGAACCTGAAGTACCAGATGTTTTACTTTCACCACCTTGACCAGCATTACCATTTGAACCTGTAGTACCACTTGTACCTGAAGTATTACTTAATGCACTTTGTCCTCCATCTCCAGCAGTACCATTTGAACCTGTTGTTCCTGATGATCCTGATGTAGCTGAAATACCTGAAGTACCTGATTCACCACTTGTACCTGAACCTGCTCCTGTACCGCTTGAACCTGTAGTACCACTTGTACCTGCAGTACCTGAAGTACTACTTAAATTACTAGCACCTGCTTCACCTGCTGAACCTGTTGTACCACTTGAACCAGAAGTTCCTGATGTTTTACTTTCACCACCTTGACCAGCATTACCATTTGAACCTGTAGTACCACTTGTACCTGAGGTAGCACTTAAAGCACTTGCTCCAGCATCTCCTGCTGAACCAGTTGTTCCTGATGAACCTGAAGTACCTGAAGTTTGGCTTAAATTACTTTCACCTGCTTCACCTGCTGAACCAGTTGTACCTGATGATCCACTAGTCCCACTAGTAGCACTTAAATTACTTGCTCCAGCATCTCCTGCTGAACCTGTAGTACCTGAAGTACCACTTGTACCACTTGTTTTACTTAATGCACTAGCACCTGCTTCACCTGCTGAACCTGTTGTACCTGATGATCCTGAAGTTCCTGATGTTTTACTTAAACTACTTTCCCCAGATGTACCATCAACACCACTTGTACCTGAACTTCCTGTTGATCCAGAAGTACCTGATGTTTTACTTTCCCCACTTGTACCTGCTACACCATCAGCTCCTTGTGAACCTGAAGTACCTGAAGAACCTGATGTTGCTGAGATACCTGAAGTGCCACTAGCACCTGAAGTACCAGAACCAGCTCCAGTTCCTGAAGAACCTGTTGTACCACTTGATCCTGCTGTTCCTGATGTATTACTTATATTACTTTCACCAGCTGCACCTGCTGAACCAGTTGTACCTGAAGAACCACTAGTTCCTGATGTTTGACTTAAATTACTAGCACCTGCTTCACCTACACTACCTGTTGTTCCTGATGTGCCTGATGTACCCGATGTTTTACTATCACCACTTTCTCCAGCTTCACCTGCTGAACCTGTTGTACCACTTGAACCAGAAGTACCTGAAGTCATACTTTGGTTACTTGCTCCATGTGATCCTGCAGTTCCTGTAGATCCAGATGTACCTGAAGTACCAGATGTTTTACTATTACCACCTTGACCAGCTTCACCATTTGAACCTGTTGTTCCTGATGAACCACTAGTTCCACTAGTAGCACTTAAATTACTTGCTCCTGCTTCACCTGCTGAACCCGTAGTACCTGAAGAACCTGATGTTCCTGATGTTTTACTATCACCACCTTGACCAGCTTCACCATTTGAACCTGTTGTTCCTGATGAACCTGAAGTACCTGAAGTAGTACTTTCACCACCTTGACCTGCAATTCCTGAACTACCTGTTGAACCAGAAGTTCCTGAAGTACTGCTTAATGCACTTTGACCTCCATCTCCAGCAGTACCATTTGAACCGCTTGTACCTGATGTGCCTGATGTATTACTTTCTTCACTTGAACCTGCATCACCTGATGATCCAGTTGTACCACTTGAACCAGAAGTTCCTGAAGTAGCACTATTACCTCCTACTCCTCCAGCTCCTTGTGAACCTGAAGAACCTGAAGAACCTGAAGTAGCACTTATACCTGAAGTACCTGATTCACCACTTGTACCTGCTCCTGCACCCGTTCCTGAAGAACCTGTTGTACCACTTGAACCTGCAGTACCTGATGTTTTACTTTCTCCACTTTGACCAGCTTCACCTGCTGAGCCTGTAGTACCTGATGAACCGCTTGTGCCTGAAGTAGCACTTAATTCACTTTCACCTGCAGCTCCCGTTGATCCTGTTGTACCTGAAGAGCCTGAAGTACCTGATGTTCTACTTTCACCACCTTGACCTGCTTCTCCATTTGAACCTGTAGTACCTGATGTACCACTTGTATTGCTTAAATTACTTGCTCCAGCATCTCCTGCTGAACCTGTTGTACCTGAAGTACCTGAAGTACCACTTGTATCACTTATATTACTTTCACCTGCTGTACCAGCATTACCAGTTGTACCTGAACTACCATTTGAACCAGATGTTCCTGAAGTACCACTTTCACCACTTGTACCTGCTACTCCATCAGCTCCTTGTGAACCTGAAGTACCAGCTGAACCTGAAGTAGCACTTATACCTGAAGTACCTGATTCACCACTTGTACCTGCTCCAGCACCTGTTCCTGAAGAACCTGTTGTACCTGAGGAACCAGCAGTACCTGAAGTAGCTGAATTACCACTTTCTCCAAGACTACCTGCTGTACCTGTAGTACCTGAAGAACCTGATGTTCCTGAGGTAGCACTTTGATTGCTTGCTCCAGCATCTCCTGCTGAACCTGTAGTACCTGAAGTACCACTTGTACCTGATGTTTGACTTAAATTACTTTCACCTGCAGTTCCTAAAGAACCAGATGAACCTGAGGAGCCACTAGTTCCAGATGTTTTACTTTCATTACTTAAACCAGCACTACCTGTTGTACCTGTAGTACCTGAGGTGCCTGATGTGCCTGATGTTTTACTATCTCCACTTGTACCATTTACTCCTGAACTACCTGATGAACCAGAAGTTCCTGATGAACCTGATGTGCTATCATCACCTGAAGTACCTACAGAACCTGATGTCCCTGAAGTACCTGATGATCCACTAAACCCACTAAAACCATCTTCACCCGCAGATCCATTAGTACCTGTTGATCCTGAAGTTCCTGAAGTAGCTGAATTACCACTTGAACCATTTGCACCTGAACTACCATTTGAACCTGATGTTGCAGATACACCTGATGTACCACTAGCACCTGAACTACCTGCTCCTGCACCTGTTCCTGAAGAACCTGTTGTACCACTTGAACCTGCTGATCCTGATGTTTTACTTTCTCCGCTTTGTCCGGCTTCACCTGCTGAACCTGTAGTACCACTTGAACCAGAAGTACCTGATGTATTACTTAAATTACCTTGACCTCCATCTCCAGCTGAACCTGTAGTACCGCTTGTACCTGATGTACCTGATGTACCACTTTCTTCACTTTCTCCTCCATTACCTGAAGAACCAGCAGTTCCTGTTGTTCCTGAAGAACCACTAGTTCCACTAGTAGCACTTAAATTACTTTCACCTGCTGCGCCTACTGAACCTGTTGTACCACTTGATCCTGCAGTACCACTTGTACCACCTTGACCAGCTTGACCTGCTGAACCTGAACTACCAGATGAACCTGAACTACCTGATGTATCACTTCCACCACTTGAACCTACAGTACCTGTTGTTCCGGATTCACCAGATGTACCTGATTGACCATTTGAACCATTTTCTCCTGAAGTACCTGAAGTACCAGCAGAACCTGAAGATCCTGATTGACCTGCATCTCCAGTACTACCTGATGAACCTGATGTTCCTGAAGTAGCACTTTGGTTGCTTCCTCCGGCTTCACCTGCTGAACCTGTAGTACCTGAAGAACCACTAGTTCCTGATGTTTTACTTTCTCCTGCTTGTCCTACTTCACCAGATGAACCTGAACTACCAGATGAACCTGATGAACTTGCTAAAGCTGATTCACCTGATGATCCTCCAGTTCCAGATGAACCAGAAGCTCCACCACTTGTACCTGATGTACCAGTTGTTCCTGAAAATCCACTTGAACCTGATGATCCATTTGATCCACTTAATCCTGAAGTACCTGCTTGACCTGAAGAGCCAATATTACCTGAAGTACCAGCACTACCAGAAGAACCTGATGAACCCGTAGTACCTGCAGAACCTGATGTTCCTGAAGTACCTGAAGACCCAGATGAGCCTGAAGAGCCTGAAGAGCCTGAAGAGCCTGATCCCCCAGAACTACCAGTAGAACCTGAGCTACCTGCAGAACCTGAAGAACCAGATTGTCCTGATTCGCCATTATTGCTTCCTTGACCTTGAAATGAAGCTATTGGTACTTGGTCTAAAAATCTTATATTGGCCATTTATAAATCTTTGTATTTGGGTATAAATATTAAAACTAAGATATAGTTGTAGTTCTTTTTTTAGCTTCTTGGTTAGAAACATCAGTAGTTACTATTCTACCACCATCATTAGTACCCTCAAAGAATTCTTCATTTTCAATAACTTCCATAGAAAATATTATTTTTGATTTTTCATTAAATTTACTTACAGAAACTAGTGATTTTTGTACTACTTCTGGTATTATATATCCGTTTAATTTTATATTAAATGTTGTCTTTACTGATCTTTCTGCCCCTTTAGTAGTTTCTACTACATTAGTAAAATCATCAATCATTGCCCTAAACTTAAAACGTTCAGGATCTCCCCAATATGAATCAGAAGCATAATTAATTGCTTCAACTATTTTGTTCATTTGATCTACATAATATGTAGATATAGCGCAGCTATATGTAATATTTACATAATCAGGATAAACAACAGCTACAAATTGCTTTGTAGGTATTCTATTATTTAATACGGTAAAATTATCATAAGCATTTTGTCCAGAATATCCTTTTTGGAAAATACCAAAATTATTAGGGTTATTAGAATCTATTTTATTACCTATGCTTCTTACTTTTTGAATATTATCACGTTTAAACATGATCATAGGGAACATTATTTTACCGTTTTTATCGCGGTATTTACCGTCTTTTTGGAACGATTTCCATCTTTCCGGTGAACCATATATAATTGGAACTTCAATGCGTTCACCATTTTGAACTACAGAAGGTTGAATTACATTTTTAAAATAATAAATAATGGCTTCATCAATATCTTGTATACCAACTGTAAATGGTTTTGTGCTATCTCCCCTCCAAGAAAGTTGTGTACCTCTATTAGGAACAGTAGATAAATTAGGATTACCCATTTGAGGATCATAAGGTTTTATCAAACTATTTGATATCTCTTTTTGGGATTTTGGGGTTGGTTTATTTTGTTTTTGCGCCATTATAATCTTTGTAATGTTATTCCTACTTTATCAGATGGAACATAATGAGTATTACAGATAATTTGTTGATTCCATCCAAATTTATCAAGATCTCCTTCAAATGGGTTTACCATATTAGGATAATCTGGGTTTTTACCTACAAAATATCTATTAGCATTTGTATCATCTACCTCAAAATATGATTTATTATATAATATAATATCTCCTGCTTGTGGTACTAAATCAGCCCCGTATAATGCAGTATCAACATTAAAATCTTTTGCCTTACCTAATAAATCATCTCTTAAAAATCTAAATTGAATATTCCATTCAAAATCTACCCCATATTCAGTATCAGGATTAGTTTGGTCTTCTCTTTCTATTAAACAATTTAATAAAACAGGACCCATATAAAATTTAGTCCCAGAAGCTTCACCATAGATATTAGTTTTAGTTTCTTCTAATTCAAATTTATAGAAAGCTGCTTGTTGGGAAATTACATTTCCCATCAACTCACGGTTTACAGTTCTAAGTAAACTTATGTCTCTTGCAGCTCCAAATAATGCCATATTATCCTATATAAATTGTAAAGGGTACTCTACCTAATTCTTTTTCTAAAAAGTCAGATTCTTGTGTTCTTCTTTCTAATAATTTTTCTCTTGAGGTTTCATCAAGATATGCTCTTAATCTATCTATTAGTGCTTCTTTTTCTGCTGTAGCAGCAGTTATTAAATCACTTTGGTTTAATGTTACATCTGCCCCTGGAATTGGAACTGTACTATATTTACCTCTTACATATCCTAACATTTCTTTACATAATGCTAATGTATATTCAAATATCCAACTTCTACCTACAGAATTAATATCTGAATATATGGGGTTTACATAAGGTACATCACTAATAACTTTAATTCTTCCATTACCATCAACAAAAGCAGCATCAGCTTCTTCTGATTTTAAAAGATATTGAATTTTTAATTTAGATTTATAAGTACCCCCAGCTATATTACGTGGGATGGGGAATATTCTTAGTTTATTATTATGTACTTCAAACGAAAAATTAGATCTTCTAACTGTATCATTAAATTCAATAGCTTGAACGGTTGCAATAGTATAATTAACAGGCATTAATACAAAATCAAGTCCTGCAGCTGAGTAGGCTCCAAACCCAAATGTATCTAATCCTGCTGATATATCTCCTCCTGCAGCACCACCACCTGCAAAAGGATCATAATATCTTACAATAGCAGGGGTTGCTTCAAAAAATACTCTCATAATTTGAAGATCACCTTTTTTATAATGAGGGATATTTTTATCAGCCCATTCGTTTAGATCGTATTCTTGTTTTCCTTCTTCTAGGTCAATCATACCATCATACCAATCAACATTTCCTCCTGAACCTGCTTCTACACCATATTGTTCTGAAATAGCAATTATACGTGCTAAAGTTGGGGTAATGATTTTTTCATTAATATCAACAGTATCATCAGCACCTTCTAAAGAAAGATAATTTTCTCTTACTTTATAAGCATAGATTTCATTACCATACACAGTAACAGCTTCTTCAAAAGCGGTATAAAATTGAATATCTTGAAGTTCAATATCTACAATAGGATATCCTAATCTTTGTGCACAAAATTTTGCTACTTTATCTGCATCTTTTTCAAATTCTAAATCATTATCATAAAACCCAAAAGGTGTTTCTCCTGGGTGGAATGAACTTGATCCTGGCCATATTGGTATATTCATGATATTTTATTAAGCGTTTACAAGCACGTATTCTACATCTATACTAGCACTAATAGCAAAAACATCAACTGATGTTAAGGCTGAACCTGAAAACCCACCATTAAATTGACTACCAGTAGCATTTGCACTTGCCCACATAAGTGAGGAAGTTGGTGTTAAATCTTGGGTCCAATAAGCTCCATCTGAGTTTTCAAAAGTAACTGCTAAAGATGCTGAATTATCTAAATTAGTAATTCTAGCATATTTTACACTACTTGAAGGAAATAAACCAGCTCCGGGGTTGGGACCATTAAAGTCTATTAAATTGATAGAAGTTGTTTCAGGACAAGTTACTATTCTTCTATCTACATTAGTTACATCAGCAACTCTATAGAAAGTTTCATTAATAGTTCTTACATTTTTAATAACGTGCTCTTCTTTTATTTTAACTTGAAAAGTACTAGGTGTTAGTGTAGATGCCATGCTTTTTTGGTTATAAATATTAGAAAGGGTTGTTTAATTATTATTTTTTTGATTTTCCACTACTACCTGATGATCCTAATTTAATACCTTGAGCACTTGCTTCTTCATATACTTGAATTAAATCATCTACAATTGGATCTCTATGGTTTTGTAATAATGTTATTCCAATTGCGTTTTTAATTGTACGCATTGATTTATATAAAAATCTAAATCCAGATTCTCGTTTTGATTTTAAATCAACTTGATGATCATCACCACATATAATCATTTTAGAACGCAAACCAATTCTAGTTGCTATCATTTCCATTTGCTCATGAGTAACATTTTGGGCTTCATCTACAATTATACATGAATCTAAGAATGTTCTACCTCTCATAAATGCTAAAGGTACAATTTCAATTTTGCCATCTTCAATAAGTTTTTCTACTTTTACTTTATCATATAAAGCAAACATGTTTTGATAGATTGGTTGAATCCATGGATCCATTTTTTCTCTTAAATCACCAGGTAAGAATCCTATTTCTTCTTTCGATACTGTAGGTCTAGTGATAATTATTTTTTCATAATGTCTTCTAAGAAGACCATCTAAAGCAACTTGAACCGCCAATAATGTTTTACCCGAACCTGCTTTACCAGCTAGCATCGTTATAGTATTTTCTAATATTTTAGCTTTAGCTTCTTTTTGTTCTTCGTTTAATGTAATTTTAAATTTAATGGGGTTTTTCACTACTCTTTGTTTTCTATGAACTTCATCTGTGTGAGGTTTCGATGCCATAATTTACGTTTTTTATGTAATAACTCTTTCAGTTATACATATTAAAAAAAAAGCCCCGCTTGCGCGGGGCTTAATTTCATTTGACTAAACTATTAGTTCAATTGATTACAGAGTATTTAAACCTGCAACATCAATTTTACCATAGAATTCCGGACGGATCATCTTCTTAGCGTAACGAGTTAAGAGACCTTTACGTGGAGTAAATGTATCTGGATCGTACACTAGAGGAGTCATAATTAATGGAATGTATGGAGCAAATACAGCACCAGTTTCCAAGAATTGGCTACCTCTGTAACCCATAAGAATTGTATTCTCAGTCATGTATGGGTTTTTGTATACATCGTAACGGCTATTAATAGCACCTACTTTTTGTACACCAAACGCATACTTCATTTTAGCAGCATCACCATCTGAGTTAGAAGCAAATCCTGGGATTGATTCTAATACAGTAGCAACAGTTGGAGAACATACTAAGAAATTAGCACCACCTCTAAGAGTTAACTGGTGAATTTTGTTAGATACTTTCTGCAATTTAGTTCCTAAAGTTTGGAACCACTGACCTTGTGAGTTATAGAAACCTAAATCAGTAGTTGTAGCACCTGAAAGAGCTTCATTGTTTTTAGCTGACCATACTTCAGTATTTGAAGATGGTACAGATTGAATCAACATATCAAGGATCTCTAAATCGATTTCCATTGCGATATATTCACTCATAATTGAAGTTAATTCAGCTTCAGCATCTAAAGATTGGTAAGCGTTCAAATCTTGAGCAAACTCAGGAGTCCAAACAGCTTTCAATTTTCTAGTCTTAGCAACAATTGCTTCAGATTTCAACTTAACGTTGATTTCAGGAATAGAAATTGGAGAGTTATTACCATTCAATACGTCGTTTTGATCTTCGAAATCACCACGCTCGTTATCAAGAGGTTGTAACTGGTAAGTAAGTGTATCATCTGCTGCCAAGTTGTTGTTTGGAGAGAAGAAAATTACTTCAGTATCAGTGTTTCTAGTAAACGTTTGAAGAATACCTTCGTTGTTGATACCACCTGAACCAGAAATGATAAATGCTCTTGAACCTAAGAAATCACCATTTGGAATTGCAGTTTTAGCAACAGCAAGTTTCTTGTAAGTTCCGTCAATTGCAGAAGCACTAAACGCTGCATCGTAGTTAAAGTCTTCCCAAGTTGTTGAACTTGAAGTTGAAACTATAATACCTACAGAAGCAGTGTTATTGATAGAATATCCGAATCTACCAGCACCATAAAGACCTTCTGATGGAGCATCTCCTTCAGTCAAACCGTACATTGAACCTGAACCATAAACATCTCCACCTGCGGTGAAAGGAGTTTTAGTAGTTCCGTACTGGAAATCTAAGAAGAAAACTAGACCTGAAGGCAAGTTCATAGGTTGAACTGATACGAACTCTTGAGCAGCAATTTGTCCAAATACTTTACGTACCATTGGAAGTGCTACACCAGCCCATTGTTCACCTGTTCCTGGGGTAAAAGTACCTCCAGCTACGCCTCCACCTGAAAGTGAAGCCTCAGTTACTAATTGCTTAGCCTGATTTTCAAGGATCATAGACATATTGTTTTTCTCAATCTCGTTATCGAGACCTTCTAACAATCCTGTTCTATTCCATTTGCCAGCTAATCTGGCAGCATCTGACTGTAGGTTCTTCCATGAACCAGCAGATGACTCTAATAATGAATTTAATTGTGACATTGTTTTTTTTTTGTTTTAAAATTATACTTATTTTTTACTTAATTCCAGCTAATTTTTGCCATCTAGAAACCTGAGAATTAACTTCCATAATAGGTTTCTTTTGAGCTACACCAGCTGATTTTGAAGCTCTACCTAGATTTTCTTTAACTACTGATTTTTTAGTGGTTGCTAAATTATCAGAAATTGTTTCAAATACTAGTTTAACTTCTTTAACTGTTTGAGCTTTATCAAATGCACTAAGTACTTTTGTTTTTTGGCTCTCAGTTAAATTTTTAGAACGGAAGATTTTGTTAGTATAGAGAAGTTTAGAGTTCAATAAATTAATTTCATTTAATTCACTTCTTAAAGTTTTAACAGTAGCATAAGCTTCTTTTAATTCTTCTTTAGTTTCATAAAGATCTTCATCCATTTCATCTTTAGCTTCATCCATTTTAGAATCACCGGCATATTTTCTTTTACCGTCAGCTTTTTCCATGTTTTCAGAATCAGCTCTTCTTTGAGCCATATCTTGTTTCTTTTTACCATGTTTAGCACCTTCAGCATCATCTAATCTGTCGTTGTACCCTTGTTTTTCTTCAACTTCTTCTTTTTCTTCAGTGATTTCAACGTCGTCTTCAACGTTAATATCTACTTCTTCTTCGTCATCAACATCCATTTCCTCACCAGCTTCTAATTCACCAGCTTTGACCATGTCTGCGATTACGTCTTCGATGAAATCTTTAAGGTCGTCTTCTGACATATCTTCTAGATCAATTTCTTCATCTTCGTCTTTGTCTTCTTCGTCCTCTTTTTCGTCTTTCATACCATCCAAATAGCCTTCTTCTTCAGCATCAGTACGTTCGTCCTCTTTCAAGTCCTCTTTTTCGTCTTTCATACCATCCAAATAGCCTTCTTCTTCAGCATCTGTACGAGCGTTTTCATCTAACTCTTTTTCTAGTTCCGATAAAATTTCGTCTAAGTCCATTTCTTCATCCATTTCCTCTTTGTCACCTTCTTCCATGCTACGCATGTATTCAGTTTCACGTTCTGGTTCATCATCACCTTTAAGGCCATGACGCATTACAGGATTAGAAAGTTCTTCGACAGCATCTTTACCGTAACCTTCTTCTACTTCAGCTTCAGCACCTTCATCCATATCATCCATCTCTTGTAGCTTTGCAGCAAACATAGATTTTAGTTGTGGGTTGAATGCTTCTTCTAAAGCAGCTTTTGCGTTTGCGATAGCCATTTCTTTAACAGCTTTTGCATCAGCGATTGCTTCTTTAAACATTTCTCTGTTGTTCATTTTTCCAAAAAATTTAATTGTTTGTGGAGTACGATTATTAGGAATCGTAATTTAGATTAATTTAAGTGAATACCATATGAGATGGTATATTGTTCACGTATAATGATACATATATGAAAATATTTTAAAGTCGCAAAGAAAAAAAAAAGCCCGCTTTCGCGGGCTTAACCAAAGGAATGAAATCCTAAGGGGGGGTTATATAATCGGGCACTGCCCGTTGGAGCAAAGTATTTCTGTTATAATAGAATTAACTTTAGAATATTTATTTTGTGAAGTAAAATCTAAACCTTCTTTAATTAAATGCATAAATGAATCTGGATTAGAAGGTGTTGAAACAAAATCCCAACATAATAATTCAAAATCGTCTTGTACTTCTAATATACCACCTTTATCTTCTAATGAACCCATACCACGAGAAGATACACCTACTGTAATACCACTTTCAACTAATGCTTTAAGTATATTACCCGCTGGGGTAGGTAAGATTTCAATTTTACCCATTACATTATCTCCATCCCACCACATATCAGCTATATTGTGAGATACATTTTGTAAATTAATTACTGTAGAATCTGGGTGGTCTAATTCACCCATAGCTCTATGTTCTTTAACTAGGTTTTGGTATTTATCTATTTCGCGCTCCCATAAACCTTTTGAGTAATAACGACCATTACCATTTTTAACTTCAGCCGTCGCTAAAATACCTTCAACTAAAGGTAAGCCTCTTTCTGATGTTTTTCCTTCAGAAAGCATTATACCTTTAGGTTTAAAAAGTTGAGTTTCTACTAATAATTTACTCATAGATCTGATATTTTATTTATTTAAAGATAAATCTGGGGCTACATCCATACCTGTGCCATTCTTTAAATCCCAAGAAGTAGCATCCATTTCATCTATTACTTCTTCTTTAGTATAAGATTTACCACACATTTTTTCGTAAAGTTTTTCCATTTTAGCCTTTCTTTTTTCAAGGTCTTTAACTTCACGTTGCATTAATTTCATTTTCTTTTTATCTACTAATTCAGATAAACTATCATCTTCAGTAACCATTGAAATTCTTTCTTTTTTACTTTCAATAATTTCATCTAAAGCTTCAATTTGCATTTCCAATGTAGTAACTTTACCTGCTTTTTCAATTTCAGATAATTTAGATTCAATTGATTCTTTTTTAGCTTTTTTAGGTTTTTTACCTTCTTCGTTTTCGTTAATAAGATTTAATAATGAGATCATTTTATTTTCTTTTAATTCAATATATCCTGTTGCTACTTCACCTTCAGGAAAATCTTTTTTAGTAGCATCACCATATCCACTTCCATCTTTAGATTTAACTTCTTTAGGTACTAAAGCTACAGCATCTTCAGTATAACCAGCTTCAACCCCAAACATTCCATTTTTAGTATAGTAAATTGGATCTTTTTCTAAATTTTTCTGTACTATCTTTTTAATATCTTCTAAATCTTTTTCTGGTGCTTGTTTTGCTTCAAAATATACACCATTTTGGAATTGGTCGAAAATTAAATTATTTTGATTATCTTTATCAGCTGTATCATATCCGTGAGATGCATCTTCTTCTACTTCTTTAGATACTTTCTTTTCTACAGCTTTAGCTTCTTCAGATAAAAATGAAGAAAATGCATTTTCAAATCCTTGTTTAGGAGTAGAAATATTATTAATAGGTTGCAAATCTACATAATTTTCTGAAATGATGCCTCTTCTTTTAAGTTCATTTGTAGCTTCATCAAAATTAGCAATTTTTCTAATTCCGTTAGGGAACATTCTTTTTGCTTCTTTTAAAAAGACATCTTTATGTCCTTTTCCTTCTTTAATAAGGTTATATTGAGTTTGTAATGTTTTCATTCTTCTGTTTTTAAAATACTTATAATATCATTTAAATAATCAACGATTAAATCTGTTCCATATACTACTGCATATGATTTTGGGTTTTTTATATAATAATCTTCTGTTTCTTTTTTAGCGTCTTTAAGTAAAGGTTGAATTTGACCTAATAAATCTCCTATACGATCAAACCCTTCCATTCGTTTATGGTGGAAATCCTTTACAGATTGTCCTTCTTCTTCTTTAAATAAATTTTTAACTTCTAATCCAGAACCTTTCTGAACATAGTTTCCATTTCTATCTTTAGGTACTAATTTATACTTAAATGCTTTTACGTAATAATTATCTTTAACTCCATCCTCAGATGCTTTAGGGCCTGGACCTAAATCAGCACCTATTCCTTCTTTAACTTCTTTATATCCTAATTCTTTATAAGCTTCATCATTTGGTTTAGACCCTTTTAATCTAAAAGCATATGGTGTTAAATAAGATCCTCCAGCTGCTGAGGTAGACATTTCTTCTAATTGTCTTTTAATTTCTTCATATTGGTCAGGATAGTTTTTTCTTAAATGTGATCTATATTGATTAAACACATCTTTTAAACTACGAGCAACATCTCTAATATTTTGATCTTTTTCTGCCTCATCAGTAGTCATTAATATTTTTAATGCTTTAACGGCACTAGACATTTTTTCTAATGAATCACCAAATGAAGCTAACTTAATTATTTTATGTTGGACAGAATTTGTTTCTGGGTTTATTTCATCTGTTTTGAAATAAGTATCTAAATTAGCAGAAAAGAAATCATTTTTCATATCCACAGGACCATAAGCTGTTTCTAACCTTTTAATTAAAGAAGGTTTTACATCTTTAGGTTTTAAAATATTTGAAGTATCTATATCAGCCATTTGTTTTTTGTAATTCTTCTACTAATGAATAATATTGTAACAAATTAACTAAATGATTATCATTTATTTTTGAATTTTTATCAGCTTCAGTAATGATATTTATAGTTTCTTTTAATTTAATTTGAACCGCAGCATCTTTAACACTTTTATTTAATTTAGTAAGTGTAGATTTAATTTCATTAATTTTAGAATTATAAAATTCCCTTAATGCTGGGTTTGAATCGACTGATTCAATAAATTCTTTAAGAACTGTTTTTTGGTTTGAATTTAATTTATCATATTTACCATTAAATTTTTCTAAAATTACACGGTAAGTTAACATACGAAGATCTTTATCGTAATTTTTAAATTCTTCTATAAGATTATCTTCAACTTGTTTTTTATTTATAGATTTAGATGTAAGATGTTCTAATAAAGTAACTTTATGATCTATAATTGTTGTAGGATTTGTTAATTTTTCATTATTATAAATTTCCATTAACAAATATAATGAAGCTTGAACTTTATAATGTGGGAGTTTAGTTTTAAAAAACTCATTTAAATTATAATGTTTTTTTATTTCATTAATTAAATTATATTTTTCTCTTTTTAGGGAAGATTTATTTAATTTTTTAGCTGATTCTAAAATTGTATTAACTACTAGATCAGCTTTTCCTTCTGTTAAACCAACTTTTTTGAATAAAATTTCATAAAGTCTATATTCTTTAGATAATTCAGATTTTACAAAATATTTTTTCATAATCCCTGTTGCGGGTGATGATTTTCCAGATAAAGTATCTGATGTAATTTGTCTAACTAGTAGTTCAAATAAAATACCAGTATTTTTATATTTTGAATGTTTAAATTTCATTCCTTAAGAGGGTTTGATTATAAATATATAGAGATTATTGTTCCTTAATATTAGATTCATCAAGGAGCGAATCTCCTTTATTATCATTTTCAAATACTAACTTTTTAGTATTTATAGGAATTTTACTTAATAATGTTTCTAACGCAAGAGGAGATTTTCCTTTATAAGATGATTTAGGTTCATTTGGGTCATTTTTCATTCCTTTAGCACCTAATCTATCTTTCCCAAAAGCACTATCTTGGGTATTACGATTTGACACTTTTTCTTTTGGACGACCTAATTTAGGATCAATAGTACCTTGATCATAACCATCAGGAACATTTGTTGGATCCGAATCATATCTACCTTTCCCATATAATGAAGCTAAATCATGTGGAGTACCATACGATTTACCAGTTTCAACTGGATCATTACCTTCAGCTTCAATTTGAGCTAATCTAAATCTACGTTTAGCATCTTCACTAATAAGATCTCTGTATTCATCATACTCATTTTCACTAAATCTAAAGATATTATCATAAATCCAATCTGTAGGGAGTAATTTAGTTTCTATCATTTGAGCAGCTAAATCTACTTTTTCTTTCATTAATGCTATACGTTCTTGATCGTATATAATTGATGGAGTAGTTAAAGTTAATTCAAAATTTGATAATTGTTCTCCTGTATATCCTTGAGTATATAAATGTACTGTTGCTATTTTATATAATTCTGATGTTACAATTCTTTGGATTCTATCAATTGTACGACCAAAACGAATATCTTCAGCTGCTAATGTAGCTTTACCTTCTGTTGTTTCATCATACCCTAAAAATGCTTTAGGTACTTTTAATGCCGCAAATAATTTATCTCTTAAATACTCAACATCAGCAATACCATCATAATCTAAACCTTTTGTAGTATCAATTTTAGTAGCAGAATCATTACCTCTAACTGGGATGAAGAAATCCTCCATCATATTCTGCATATTATATTTTAGGTTATAATCACCTGTTTGTTCATCAATATATGGAGCACGTTTCATTTTAGAAACTGTTTTTTCCATAAATGCATCTACTTCGTTTGGTGGAATACCCCCAACATTGATATAGTAAATACGTTTTTCAGGTGCGCGAACGATTCTATGTACTAACATAGCATCCTCCATTAATGAATATTGTTTATATAATTTACGAGCTGGTTCAATATATGATCTACCATAAGGTAAATAATTAGCATCTGCTAATAAACGGAAATGAGCCATTTCATAATTATCAAAATAAATATAATTACCATTTTCTGTATCTAAACCAACTACAGTACCATATCCTCCATAAGTACCACCAGCACCTTGGCCATTTGGGTCATATTGGAAAACTATTTGACTTGGATTATCTGGATCAGATCCTTCTATTCTTGATATATTATAAGCTGTATAAGGAATAACATTATAAACACCATACTTTTCAGCAATTTCTAATTTAAGGAAAAAATCACCATATTTACACATTTGGCGAACCCACATCCATAAATTAAATTCAATATTAAGAACATCGTAAAATAAATTATATAATACTTTTTGGATATCTTCATCAGGTGATTTAATACTTAATACCTCACCCATATCATCTTTTAAGGTGCTTTCATCAGCAATAATATCAAGAGCTGAAGCTACAATAGCATCAGTATCCATAGCTTCATAATCCCCATACAATTCAACTCTCATTGTTTGATAGTTAAATGCTAAATTATTATAGGGATATTGACTTGTAGTATATAGTCTAGCAAATCTATCTGTAAGAGCATTAGTTTCAAGCTCACCAGCTTGCTGGATTGAGTTTGTATCAATTACTTTTAATTGATTACCTCCTACATTACGAATAATAACATCCGTAGAGAATAATCTTTTTAATCTTGTAAATACACTTTTATCAGCCATTTTTTATTATATTATTGTTATAAATATTACTTAAGAAGCCAACTAATGTCTTCTTTTCCCCCATATGGGTTATCTATTTTATAAGGGTTTTCTACACTATTTCTAGAATATACACCTGTATAAGCGGTTGTTGATTTATTCATTGCATTTAAAGATGCTTTAGTTAAATCTATACCTTGTTGTCTAAATTTAAAAGCAGTATCACGCATAAACATAGCAATAGAGAATGACATAACCAAGTCATCATTATAACCAATTTGAGCTTCTGCTCTACCATTTTTCCAAATAAAGACTTTCATTTCATCTATTAATCTTTTTGATTGGATAGTAACTCCTTTATCACTAATGTATTCTTGAAACTTACCAATTGTCATTGGTCTTGTCCTTGATGACATAGTAAACCCTGCAGTCATTTTACTTGTATCCATATATTGGTCAAAATACGAATCAGCTGTTATGTTTCCACTCTTAGGTGAATAATAAAGGTTTGGGTAATTATTTTCTATTAATACTTGTAAAGTAGCCCAACCAATATTAGCATTTTCAACTACCATTAAAGCATTATTATATTCAACACCAATTCTATAAAGTAATTCACCATATTCTTTAGTGCCAATTTGACCCTTATACTCAACTACTTGAACATTATTTTCAACATCTATAATATGGAATGCAGAATAATCTTTCCCATCACCTCGAGCTACATCTGCTACAACCATATAAGTTCTAGAATAATCAGCTGGTTCCCAGATCCATAAATTTTGGTCTACTCCTCTTCTTTCTAATGGGTCTTTAATGTATGTTTTTTCATAAAAATCTATATACTCAGGATAAAATACAATATCTCCTGAAGTACTAAAATCACAATCACACTCTTGTGCTGCCATTCTAGGATCACCTAATAATTCATCTTGAGAATCCCTCCAATCCTGGTCACGTTCAGGATGAACAAACCAAGGTAATTTAATAGGTAAAAATTGGTTTTCACCATTTTCAGCTCTAACCCATGTTTGATGAAACCAATTACCTGTACCATAAGGAGTAGATAATGCTATACACCCACCACCAGTAGCAAGTGTTTGTTGAGCTGAAGCCCAAATCTCACCAATATTATCAATAAATGCTGCCTCATCAATTAATAAGAGAGAAACGGCTTCTGATCTACCAGCATCACTACTTGCAGATGTTGCTTTAATTTGGGAGCCATTATTTAATCTTAATGTTAATTTGTTATTTTCATCTGCATCTACTTTAAGCCAAGAAGGTAAATTTTCATACATGAATTTAACCTTTGTAACCATATTTTTGGCTGTTTCTTGCTTTGTTGCAATACAAAGAATATTTTTATCTTTATGGAACAACATTAGCCATAAAGAATATCCAGCACCTAGAGTAGAAATACCTAACTGTCTGGATTTTAGTACTACGTTATAAGGGTTTTCTTGGAATAATTTTAATACTTTTTCCTGAAATGGATATAAATTAAATTGAATTCTACCTCTTTGGGGATGCTGAATAAAACAATACTTTTTCATAAAATGAACTGGGTCTTTAGCACATTTTAAATATTCTTGTCTTATAATATGTTTTAAATCATCAGCCATTATTTACTAAGTTTCCAGTGCATACTGAATCCTAAAACAGGTTGAAAGTCTTGGTTTACACCTATTCCAACACCATATACCTGTTTATTTTTTGTTTTATATAATAATTCCCCTCCTAAATAATTTATTTGATCAGTTCTACCTTTTAAACCAACCCCCACATAAAACTCTCTATTATTAATATAAACAGTATTAGTTACTGTAGTAGTAGGTATTAATACATTAGGTTGAATTTCTCTAAATAATATAGAATTTCTACTTATAGTATCATTTATAACAATGTTTCCTAATGAATCTAAACTTAAGGTATCTGTATAAAAGTATTTAGCATAATAATCTTTTAATATACCTAATGTATCAATGTCAGCAGGAATAGTATCATGTATTGTGGTGATTTTAGTTCTCCACTTAGGAACATACACTAAACTATCAATTTTTAACGTATCCCATTTAGTTACAGTTTCAGTAATAATAGTAGGTTCTGCTATGTCAGTACCATTTTTACCCCCACTACAAGCCCTCATAAGAAGAATAATTGCAACCAATACTACTATAAGTAGTGTTTTAATATCTTTAAAGGTTTCTTTCAAGTTTTTTTAATTCTTTAGTTTTATCTGCCATTTCATCAAATAAAGATTGTTCTGCTTTTGTTCTGTCTTTTCTATCAATTTTTGATATTTTTAACATTTCAGATTTATTTTTCTTAAGATCTTTTTTAATTTTATCAATTTCTGCTTTTGTTTTTAAAGCATCTGCTTTTTCTTTAGCTATTGATTTTTCTTTTTTAACATCTGCAGATGTAGGTTCTTCCTCTTCTCTAATACTAAGGCTATCTAAAGCATTCATTGTACCTTCAAAACCAGGAATATCAGCAGGTTTATCAAATTCTCTTTGCTTTAATGCTGCTTGGATAGCAAATATAGCATCTTGCTCTGAATAACTATATCTTTTAGCCATTGATTTAATAAAGCGATCTAGTGCTTTTGTTACCTCAGGATTTAAAGATTCTTTAGTTAATGATTGTGTTTTTTCTAACTCTTTGTTTAATTCAGCTTGTGCTGCTGCTTTTGCCTTAATATCATCAGCTGATTCTTCTTCAGATAAAATTTCAATAATTTCGTTTTTAAGGTACTCTTTAAATTCTTTTTTTTTCATTGTCAGGTGTTTTCGTTATAAATATTACGAAAAAATTGCTTGTTTAAGTAATTCTATACGTTCTTCTGTGCTACCTGATAGAGTATGTAAATTTTTAATTCTATGATTATACCTATTTATTAAAGTGTTAATTGATCTATCAATTATAACTCTATAATTAGCATCTGTTTCACGAACACCATTATCTTCAATTTCTACACCTTCAGGAGATACATAAAATATGTAATCGTATTCTCTAACTAAATTAGCAGCTAACGTTTCAAAATCTTCTTTATCGTAAATATCCATTGAAGTAGAACAATTAGCAAATGCCATAACATCAATTACAGTTCTATCTGTAATAATATTTTCTAACATTAATTCACTTGATCTCTCAGCTAAAAATACACATTGACCTTTTAATGTAGAATCAGTATTCAATGGAATACCCATTGCCATTAATTCCTTAGAACGCTCAGTTCTAGTAACATAATCTTTAAATTCCGGTAACTCTTTAAGAGCATTGACTAGTGTAGTTTTACCTACACTCATTGTACCACATAAACCTATCTTCATAACTTATAATTTAATTAGAAAATCTTTCACTTCCAAGCATATATTGAAGAACTGTTTCAGGAATACCTGAATGTGTAAATTGTTCTAATTTAGCTAATGCTTGGGTTACATCTTGGGCTATAATAGGAACATTTTTAATATTACCTTTATCAGTGTATGTACACTCATATATTAGGTTATCTTTTACTTTAGATGTTCCTACTAACTTAATTTCTAGTACAGCAATATCTCTTCCCATATCTTGGATAGATTTTATTAACTCACTATTTTCTTTTTTATATTTTTTCTTAATCATAACTAAAAGGGTAAATTACTATAATTATCTTCTTGGGATGAACCTGGCAATACTCTGTAGCTATCACTATCAAAATGTTGTGTTGATACTTCAAATATAGTAGCTCCTTCAGTAAGTGCTAACATTTGATGTGGTTGACCAGGCATTAAATGAATACAATCACCTTTTTTAACTATTTTGGATCTTAATTCCGCTGTTTCAGTATCAATAAATTTGTATTCAAATTCACCTTTAGAAATATACCATGCTTCATCTTTAAGAAGATGATAATGCATTGAAAATTGTTTATGAGCTTTAAATACTAATAATTTACCACAATAAAATTCATTGTTAATAATCCATAATTCATGACCCCATGCTTTTTCATGACGTTCACCTTTATATGGTAAAGCTTGCATTGTTAACTCTCTCATATTAATTTCTATTTTCTCCTGCTCTACCTTTTGATGTTTTATACCAAGGTAAACCTTCTCTTTCTTGCATTATAGAATTATATTCTTCAGCATCATATTCATTACCATTTAAAAAATATGATTTTACAAACTCACTATCTTTTCTATGTGGTATAATAGCAGGACCATCCCATTTATGATGTTTCCAGGCTACTTCACCTTTAATTCTTATAAGATGGTGAGTTGCTCCTCTTGAATTAATTGTTTTTTCTTCGTATAATTTATCTGACATAATTTTTATTTTTTACCAATTTATAATATCTCCTTGTTCAACATATTCTGCATCCTCCATACATTGTAATACCCATTCTGCAACGTAATTTCCCTGTGCTCCTGATACTGTAATACCTCTTGCACTTAAAGCATCACCTACAAAATGGACATTATTATAATCAAT